CAAATTCCGCGCTACTCATTTAAGTTCAGTCAGATTGACTGAGAAACGGCAACCATAGTCTAGGAGACATCATATGCCAATATCATTCGGATCAGTTTCAGAGGGTTCTGGGAGCTCGATATACATAAGATCAAATTTACCGCAGAACCGCTGGTGGGTTAAAACGGAGGCCGGCGACGAGAACATAGACATGTCTCGCGGCTTCGCGGTGGATATAAAGGAAGTACAGTTCGGCTGGCTGCACATCGACACCGGCGTGCGTGACTGGCAGCCTTGGCCGTCACCGTCCGAGCAGATCACGCGCCCAAGCGAGGTTTACAAGCAGGGCTTTGAGGTGAAGTGCTGGCTGGTTGACGGTCGTGAGGCGTCATTCAGTGGCAACTCGTATGGCCTCGGCCAGTTCATTGCCAAGCTCTACAATCAGGCAGAGCAGGCGCCCGAATTTGCGACGCAGATCCCGATTGTGCAGGTCACAAGCTCAACGCCAATCGTGATCGGCAAGGGAACCAGCTACGACGTGGGCTTCAACATCTCGAAGTGGATCAACCGCCCAGAGAACGGCGTCGAACACCCGGCGGCGGCAGAGGCACCCGTAATGGCACCCGCACCAGCTCCGGCTCCGGCGGCGGCTCCCGCATCCGATAACAACTTCGGATTTTAATAACTCGGCCGCCTGCCTCGGTGGGCGGCCAAACAAAGGGGTGGGAAGATGAGCGAGAGATACTTCAGTAAAGTAGCGGAGAGCGCAGTGGCCGACGTGGCCGGGGCGATCAAGGGAAGCCGCAACGAGATTTTAAACAAGGCCGCATTCAGCATAGGCCGCCACGCGCACATGGCGCCGGCAAACCTAGACGCGGCGCTAATGGAGCTGCACAGCGCGGCCAAGAACATGGGCCTGCAAGATCACGAGATCAAGGCGACAATCGGCAGCGGATTTAAGCGCGGAGGCGACAGCCCCAAGGAGCTCGAAAACTCAGACGCGCTGCCGTACACGCCGTCAGAGTTCGAGCGACTTATGACGCGCCTGGCCGCCAAGGAAGTGCTGGCGAGGGACGACGAAAGCCGCGCGGACAAGATGCGTAAGGCGCGCGAGATCTGGGAGCGTGGCGTCACAATTTCGCGTGACAACGTCGACGCCGTGCGTCCGGCGCTTCTCTACCTCAACTCGCGGGGTCTGAGGGCCAGTACAGCCTCGCACTCGGCGAGGTTTAGCCCGAATATATACGACGGCCCCGCGATCATGTTTCCCGCGCTCAGTCCAAGCGGAGAAGTGTGCGGCGTGCAGAGCGTGCTGCTCACGCCCGAGGGCCAGAAGCGAGAGCACAACGGGATCAGCAAATACAGCCGCGGCGTGATCGCAGGCAACGTCATGCGGATCGGCGACGAGCACGAGGGCGGCGTCATCATCATGGCCGAGGGGCCAGAGGATGCGCTGAGCGTCTACCAAGCGGTCGGAGACGAGGCGACAGTCGTGTGCACATTCGGCAAGGCCGGCATGTCAACATACCCGGTGCCGCGCGCGTCCGACGTGACGATATGCGCCGACCCTGACCTTGACGTGGACGCGGTGGCCGACGTGCTGCGCGGCGACGGCAGCACCGACGTTCACGTCGTGCGGTTCGACATGCTGGGCGTCGACGGCGTGAAAGACGCCAACGACTACATCCGCGAGGCGGGGGCGCAAAAATTGCGTGAGGCTTTGGCGCTGGCTAAGCCGGTCGCGCAGGTGCAGGCCGAGATCGCGCAGTCAGAGCGCAGCTACCCGACGCCATATGATCCCGTCGACCCGGCGAGCATACCGGCTCGGCGCTGGATCTACGGCCAGCATTACATCCGATCAAACGTGTCCGTGTTGGCGTCAGCCGGGGGCGTGGGCAAGACGTCCATGCAGATCGTGGAGGCGCTGGCAATTTGCACCGGCAGGCCGCTGCTCGGTGAGCCCGTGCACGAGCCGTGCAATGTGTGGATCGTGAACCTCGAAGATCCGCTCGAGGAGCTTCAGCGCAGAGTTGCGGCGGCTATGCTGCACTATAATGTCACGGCCGACGAGATCCGGGGCAAGTTGTTCCTCGATGCGGGCCGCGACATGAACATAATATTCGCCAGACAGGATCGAGAGGGCATCACCGTCGACGACGCTCTGGTAGACTACCTGACGGCCAAGATCACCGAGAACAACATCGGGCTGGTCTCGATTGACCCGTGGGTCGCGGCGACTGGCATCAACGAGAACGATAACGTCGCAATGAACGCCGCCGTCGGGGCCGTGCGCGCCGTGTGTGACGTCACAGACTGTGCGGCGTCCCTCGTCCACCACATCCGCAAGGGCAACGGCGAAGAGGCCAGCGTCGACAGCATACGAGGCGCCGGCAGCCTACTCGGCGCAGCCCGTGCGGCGCGCGTCATAAATCGCGTGTCAATGGAGGACGCGCTCAAGCTGGGCGTGTCTGAGACCGAGGCGCTGGGCATATTCCGGGTCGACGACGGCAAGTCAAACATGGCGCCGCCGGCAGCGAAGGCGGTGTACAGGCGCATGGTCGGCGTGCAGCTGCCTAACGGCGAATATGTCGGGGTCGCGACCGAGTTCTCCATGCCTGACCTTTTCGACGGGGTGAGCGCCAAGGACGCGATGAAGGTGCAGCGTGACGTCGGGCAGGCAGCCCAGCGCGGCGAGTTTATGCGCCAGAACCCGCAGGCGAAGCAGTGGGTGGGCAACGTGGTGGCCGCGGTGATAGGGTTGGACGTGGACAAGAAGCACGAGAAGGCCAAGGTCAACGCAATCGTGAAGAAGTGGATCGAGACAGACGTGCTGCGCATCGAGCGTGAGAAAGATCTGCGCACCGGGCGTGACGTGCCTGTGGTGGTCGTGGGTGAGTGGATTACTGGCGACGAGGTGGGCGCTTGACAGACTTCGACGACAAGGCGGCCATGGATCTCGAGGACGACGACCTTGTCATGGCGGTCTACTGGTCCGACATATTTAAGGCCTGCGCGATAGAGTTTGAGCAGGGCTTCATGCAGCCGCGCACAGTCGAGGAGCGGATGCGCGCGCAGGAAGTTATCGTGGCAACCATGCAGTGCTTGGAGCACGCATTGGTGCGCCTCGACGACCAGATTGTGGAGGTGCGCAGTGGTGCGGAGCTGTTGCATTAATGCTTCCACACCTTCCACACTTGTGGTGTGGGTGTGTGTGGAGAGTGTGGTAAATAAGGCCGTTTCACCTCCCACACCACCACACGCTATTGTATAGCGTGGTGGTGTGGTGGTGTGGCGTGTGTGAGATTTTAGGTGTGGTTAACATTGGGAACGGAAGGGGAGTTATATCATGGCAACTAAGGTGAGTGGCAAAGCAAAGCCGAGGTACACGAAGGCACGGAAAGATCGTGGGACGTTTGAGACTGGCGTCCAGAGCAAGCCGATCTCGAGGCAGGTGGATGGTCAGCTGGCTCCGCTGGATCGTAAGGCGCGGGAGAAGACGCTGAAGTGGGGAGACAGTCTGCCGGGTCTCGTAAGCCCGGAGCTCGCTGGACGCTTCGAGGCGGCATATGACGCGCTGCGCGCGAAGGTGGAAGCTGATGACGTCGTGGCGGTGCATCAAATTGCGACGCAGCTGATACGAGCGTGGGATGCGCTGGAAGCGGAGGCGGAGGCTAACGGGCATCAGCCGGTGGGTCGGCACGCATACTGCATCGAGATCGCCAGCGGGAACATCGTGTGCATCGCGCTGCACGACGCGGCCGGCATAAGGCGTGAACATCCAGAGTGGTTGGTGTATGATATGATCGACGCAGCAATCGTGCTCGGGAATAACTTTAGCAGCGAGTTCATCGCGGAGACGCTGAAGCAGTTTCCCGAGGCAAAGGTGACGCGGTGCATCGGCCCAGCGAACAGCACGTTTGACGTTGAGCTGGGCGACGAGATACCGTTTTGAGAGGAGACGTTTAGACATGGGTGCAATTGGCAAGGCTAAGATGGCAGCGCTGGAAGCTGCCGGCGAGGACGAGATCTTCGGCATGATCGCGGCGGGCAAGAACGCGTCCGACGTGATCGCTCATTACGATGTGGGCTGGAACCTGTTTCACAAGTGGATCGCGTCCGGCGAGGGTCGCGCCCAGCGCTACGACGAGGCCAAGCAGATGGCTGGTCACTACTACGCGTCGAAGGCGCAGAAGATTGCAGACGAGATACATCAACACGAGGCGAGCGTGAACAGCGCGAAGCTGGCGGTCGACGTGCTCAAGTGGAAGGCGGCTAAGGCGTCGCCTGAGTATGACACGAGGCAGCGTGACGTCGCGATCAACATCAGCGTGAACGACCTGCACGCGCAGGCAGCGCAGCTGCTCAACAGCGTGGGTGGCGACGTCATCGAGGGCGAGGCAACCGAGGTGGAGGATGACGATTGAGCGCGAAATCGCACATCGACGCAGCGTTGCAGGCGCGTGCGCGCGTGACACGGTCGCGCCGATCAGTCAACATATCGCCACATTTGGACACTTTCGGGCGTGCAAATGTGGCAGAAGTAAGGCATAAGCGGGGCAAAATAGCTAAGTCGCTGAGTTGCAACGATATTAAATTTAACATAATGCGTATTATGACATCTTCGCCCGATCCGGCGCCAAATCGCTGCCGAGATCCGCGATTTGACCCCCCCCTCTCAGATCTCGGGCGGGTGCAAAAGCTCATGTCCCCTTCACGCACCAAGTCAAAAAAATTTCACACCACAACGCTACAGGAGTGTTAACACATGAACGCCCCCAGCCACCAAGATAACCCGTTTCTGAAGTTGATGCGCCGCTACCGCGACGACCCCGTGCGCTTCTCACAGGAGGTCATTGGCATCGAGCCCGACGAGTGGCAGGTTGAGCTGCTTGACGCGATTGCCGCCCCAGCGGTGCGCCGCGTATCCGTCAGGTCTGGCCACGGCGTCGGCAAGTCCACGGGCGTCGCCATGGCGGCCATCTGGCACGTCTTGATGCGCTACCCGAGCAAGACGGTGGTCACGGCGCCCACGTCCGCGCAGCTGTTTGACGCGTGCTTCGCGGAGATGAAGAACGTCGCCAAGCGGCTGAAGCCGCCCTTCAACAATTTGCTGGAGATCAAGTCTGATCGGATTGAGTTGAAGAGCGCCCCTGAGAGCACGTTTATTTCGTGCAGGACGTCGAGGTCGGAGCAGCCGGAAGCCTTGGCCGGGGTGCACAGTGAGAACGTGTTGCTGCTGGCGGATGAGGCCAGCGGTATCCCGGAGGCCGTGTTTGAGGCTGCATCCGGCTCGATGTCCGGCCACAGCGCCACCACGGTGCTCACGGGCAACCCGACGCGTAACACTGGCTTCTTCTACGAGACACACAACCGCCTGCGCGACGACTGGTACACGATGCACGTCTCCTGCGTTGACAGCCCGCGCGTGTCCGAGGATTTCGTCACCGACATGCAGCGCCGGTACGGTGAGGACAGCCCCGCGTACCACGTCAGGGTGCTTGGAAATTTTCCGCCGTCCGAGGAGGACACGGTGATCCCGGTCGCGCTGGTGGAGCACGCGTTTAACAACGAGGTGAAGGTGCACGAGGATACGGCGGGCGTCTGGGGCTTGGACGTGGCGCGTCAGGGGGATGACAGCAGCGTCCTGTGCAAGCGTCAGGGGCCGGTGGTGCACCCGCTGACTGTGTGGCGCAACTTGGACCTGATGCAGCTGTCCGGCGCCGTGAAGGCGGAGTATGATGCGGCGCCCCCGTCCAAGCGCCCCGTCGAGATCATCGTCGACAGCAATGGGTTTGGCGCCGGGGTGTTGGATCGCCTGCGGGAGTTGGGATTGCCGGCGCGTGGCTTGAACGTGTCTGAGCGCGCGATGGCGAAGCAGACGTATTTGAACCTGCGCGCGGAGCTCTGGTTCAAGTGCAAGGCGTGGCTCGAGAATATGGACGTGTCGCTGCCCAAGGATGACGCGCTGTATTCGGAGCTGGTGGCGCCGCGGTATATGTTTACGTCGTCTGGCAAGATCCAGGTTGAGAGCAAGGACAGCATGAAAAAGCGCGGCGTGCGATCTCCCGACCGCGCCGACGCGCTTTGCTTAGCTCTGGCCAATGACCACACGACGATGTCGTATGGCGTCTCGTCCAGCGGCTCGTGGGGTAAGCCGCTGAAGCGTGCTATTCGCGGGGTGGTTTAGGCGCGCTCTTGCTCGATCCGCGCCGCGACGTTTCGCTTGGCGGTCTGCACCTCCGCGTAGTTGAGCTCCTGCGCCAGATGACGCGCCAGCTCCACCGCCTCCGCCGACTTCTCGTCTGTGTCGGCGGTGATTGCGAGGTACAGGCCCAGCTCGACGGCTTCCTGCGTGTTTTGTGGCGTTTCGTTGTGCATTACGTTTCTCCCGGTTGTGGGGAGCCGAAGCTCCCCGTGTTGTGTTAGTGGTTTATTCCATGCACCCAAATGCCATAGACCATCTTTTGAGAGCTATCGAAGGTGTCTTGTGG